AGCTGAAGGTGCTTTACCTGATGAGGGTGTAGCATCTATGGAAGACGATGTTTCTGCTACTGCTAAAGAAGGTGATTTTATCCTTCCTTACGAGACTATTCTGTTTGTAGGATTTGAAGAAATAAATAGTTTGATTCTTGAAGCTGCCGCTGCTGCTGAACAGGATGATGTACAAGTAGAAGAAATTGATCCACAAGATGAAGTTCCTATTCAAATCTCTAATTATGAATATCGTGTTCCTCAAGAACTGATTCCGTATATAGGAATGGATATTCTTAATTCTTTACGTGAAAAAGGATTAGAATTTAGAACGCAACTTGAATCAGGAAGAAATGATGGGTTCATGGAAAGACCAAGTGAAAATGTGGATGATTTAGATGATCCAATGCTTGAAGAAGTTCCTTCTGTTATTGAAGAACAACCTGTTCCTATGCCTCAACAAGCACTAGCTATGCCTCAACAAGAACCGGCTATGCCTCAACAAGAACCGGCTATGCCTCAACAAGCACCAGCTATACCTATGATGAAAGGCGGTGGATACGTTCCAATACAAGGCGTTGGTAATATGAACAACCCTGTTTTTACCGATCCTTTGCAACCTCCTACAAGAGGCATGGAAAAACAGACTTTGGATATGAGAGGTGGAGGTCTTGTAAAAAAAAAGCCTATAAAGATGGTGATTTAGTAGGTCCACCTAATCCCAAAATGACTGGCTATAAAATGTCTGAAGTAGCTGAAGAAATGAAAAATCGTCTTCCTTTTTCTAGGACAGAAGCTTTTGAAACAGGACTTAAAAAATATTCTCCTACTGTACCAGAAGAAGGTTTGGCAAGTCAATTAACAGATGGACTAATACCTTCTGCGGGTGTAAATTACTCTGTAAATAAAAGAGATGAAAAAACACCACAATCAGAGGCAACACATTTAGCTACAAATTTTGATGTAGATGTTACTATAAATCCTGAACAGTATTTTCCTAGAATAAAACGATTGTACATTCAATACACTCAAGATAAAATAGAAAATAAACAAAAATATATTGATTTTCCAAAGTGGGTTGAAATAGATTTATCTAGAAAAATTAGCGCACAAGTAGATATGGAACCTAGACAAGAAAATTTATTTATCAAGAAGATAGGTGCCTCACTTGAAAAGAATATTAAAAATATTATTAGTGATTTTGAAGAAGCTAAAGAAAGTGATAATATAATTAATTTAAATTTTTCATCTGATTGGGGAAAAGGTGGAATAGATGTTTCATATAAACAAGAAAATATTCCGATAGATAAAACTAGAAAAACAAAAAGAATTGGTTTTAATCAAGAATTAGGCCCTTTTGATATCTCTGGTAAAGGATATACGCTACCCGGTACAGATAATAGAGGTGTTTCTGTTAATGTTAATTCAGATAGTTTTGAAGCAGGATACGCTCAAGATAGAAGAGGAGGAAACATATCTCGACAACTTTCTGGTTCTGTTAAACCAAATAAAAATCTTAAAATAAGCGGTGAATATGATTGGGATAAAACCAACAAAGAATATAATCTAGGATTTGAAAATACAAAGACAGGAACTGGAGGTAGTGCGACACTTACCAACACTCCTGAATTAAATGCTTTAAAACTTTCTTTATCTCAAAAATTATTTGGAAATACGAAATTAAATTTAGGTTTAGAAGATACTGAATATAAGTATGATGATAGTAGGACACGACAATATACAGGCGGTTTTGATACTTCTTTATTAGGAGGTAATACAACATTAGGAGGGGAAGCAACCTATACTCCCCAAACAGATAAACTTCCATCTGATACAAAAGGAAGATTTTATTTAAAACACCGATTTGATGACGGAGGAGAAGTTAAAAGCCACGTGGAACTACCTACTGACATAGAAAAACAGTTAGTCTCTGTTCAACACAGCCCAGAGTCTTGGTCTGATGGATTAATAGGTGTACCTGAAAAGGAGAACGAAATAGAAAACAAATTACCGCCTGAAAGTTTTATAGAACCTAGTTATGACGATGGTGGTACTGGTTCGTATTCAGTTTGGGGCGATGATGCTCTTGACTTACTTCCAGATTCAGTTTTAGATTTAAGAGTTAAACTTAAAGATGGAAAAACTAAAACTCCAAGAGAGTTAGGTATAAAATATTATTCTGAATTAAATAGGTTGGGTGGACAAGCATTTGAAGGTGGAGACAAGAAAGTAAAAGGTAGTGATCTCTCTTTAGGCAAGTACAATGATCCTAATGTTACATGGATGGCTGGAGAAATACAAGAAATTCTTGGTAAAAATTTTGGTAGAATTACCGCACAAAATGACTTGTTTCATCATTTTGGAAAAGTTAACAGGAATGGAAAAACAATACTGTATTATGACACTCCTAGCGGCAAAAAAAGTGGTCATCTAAAAGGAGTTAAACTTGATTTTACAGTCTATAATAATAGAGGTAGAAAAGCTACAAAAAAAGAATATGAACGTAAAATGTCAATTTTAATAGATAACTTTAAAGATAAATATAATCTTATTCATGGTGTTGATTTTAAATTTCATCCTAATGTTGATCATGCTGGATCAAAAAATAGACATCACGATCTTCTTTTTAAGGAAAGTGGATTACAAAAAATACGTGCTATTCGTGAAAGAAGAAAAGGATTAAAAAATTAAATTATTTTAAAAAAGATAAGACTGAAGAAAGTCTTTAAACGGAGCGGCTACCCGATACAATATTGGCCCCGCTAATTAACACTACTCCTCTGAACGGCTACCCGGCTACGTGTCGGCCCCAGAGAAAAAGGAGATAATAAAAATGACTGATGTAACACAAGAAGAAGAATTACTAGAGCCTACCCCATATGAAAATGAGTACAGGCGAACATTGAGCGAACCAGATGAAGACGAACTGGACCCCGCTGTTGAACAAGCGGCTACTCCTAGAAAGTCTGATGGTGTAATTCAAAAAGAGGAACACGACTACAAAAAGCGTTACGACGATCTCAAGAAACACTACGATTCCAAACTTAACGAATGGCGTCAAAATCGAGAGATTATGGAAGCAAAGCTTAAAATGGCTGAACAACCTGTTAATGTTGCTCAAGAGCTTCCAAAGACACGGGAAGAATTAGATACTTTTAGAGATCAATATCCTGATGTCTACGATGTAGTCGAAACTATCTCTACTCTTAAAGCACAAGATAAAGTAAAGGAAGTTGAAGATCAACTTGAATATCTAAGAGAAAAAGAAGTAGAAGCTGAAAGAATTACTTCAGAAAAACAACTTCTTTCACTTCATCCAGATTTCAACGAACTTAAAACTGACGAAAACTTTATCAACTGGCTTGAAGAACAACCTGAAAGTATATCTGATGGTGTGTACCACAACAGTTCAGATGTAAAATGGGCCGCTAGAGTAATTGATCTTTATAAAGGTGATATTGGTCAATCAAGGTCTAGACGTTCTAATTCAAAACGAACTAATGCAGAAGCTGCACAAGTTGTTACAAGAACCAGTAAAGGTTTAGAGCCTTTAGGTTCTGATAAGAAAGTTTGGACTATTGAAGAAATCTCCCGCTTAAAACCGTGGGAATATGAAAAACTAGAGAAAGAGATCGACGCTGCTGCCCGTGATGGGCGTGTCGTTGACTCGCTTTAACCTTTAACCAAAATTAAGGAGAAACAAAAATGGCTTTTACTCGCGCTGGTGGGTATCAGAATTTACCGTCAGGTAATTTTGTACCTACAATTTACAGCCAAAAAGTTCTCAAGTTTTTCCGACGCGCATCGGTAGCTGAAGCAATCACCAATACCGACTATGCTGGTGAAATTGAGAATTTTGGCGATACCGTGAACATCATCAAAGAACCATCCATCACGGTGCGTTCTTATGCTAGAGGTTCGACGGTAAATACAGAAGATTTGTCTGATGACCAGATTCAACTGGTTGTTGATCAGGGCAACTACTTTGCCTTTAAGGTCGATGACATTGAAGAACGTCACAGTCATCTTAACTTTGAATCGCTTTCCACTTCTTCGGGTGCTTACTCGTTGAAGAAAGCGTTCGATTATAATGTCCTCAAGAACATTTACGACAATGCCGCTGCTTCCAGTGGTACTCTTGCAACTCAAACTACTTCCGCCAACACTGGTGATGAAGTTGCTAATCTGGTTGCACAGGCTGCTCGTAATCTTGATGAAAATGATGTTCCTGAAGAGAATCGTTGGCTTGTGGCACCGCCACAGTTCTACGAAGTTCTTAGA